TAGGTCAGGTACTTACCACCAATGGCTCCGGCGGATTCAGTTTTACTACGGTGTCAGGAGGTAGCGGAATTGGGTTAGGCTCTAGAGTATCAGCAGGTGGAACTACTGCTTCTCTAGCAAACAACGCTACTGGTAGTATAGCTATTACTGGATTTAAAACTTATATGATGTATAAAATTAACACCAACGCAGCAGCTTGGGTTAGATTTTATATAACCGATGCTGCTAGATCAGCAGACGCAAGTCGCAGCCAAGGTGTTGATCCAAGCGCAGGTGCTGGAGTTATAGCAGAAGTTATTACATCTGGTTCAGAAACAGTTATCCTAAGTCCAGGCGTATTAGGTTATAATGACGATGCTACTCCATCGACAACCATTTATGTTGCCGTGACAAATTTAAGTGGTACAACTAGAACTATCACTGTTACTACTACATTACTACAACTAGAGAGCTAATATGTCTTTAAAAGATTATATTAAAGTTAAAGAATATATTGTTACTGCTAACAGTTTAGAAGATCTTGACGATCTTTATTATGAACTTGAAACTGATAATATTGCTCCACCAAATACAGAATTAACTAGACCAATTAGATTAGCAGAAAAAAGACCTGTTAGTCGAAATACACATTACTGGCTCACTGATTGGGAAGCCGAGCAATTACGATTTGATCCTAGAGTAAAAGTTGTAGAATTGCATCCTCGATATCGAGGTATCACTGCTGGAACAACAGGCTATACACAAACATCCAATAACTGGAATAAATCTAGCTCAACCTCTAGTACTATGAAAAATTTTGCTCTTCTTCGCTGTACAGAAGGAGTTCAACGAGCTGGTTGGGGATCAAACGGATCTACACAAACACAAACCGGAACAATAACTTTAAACTCTACTGGTAAAAACGTAGATGTTGTTATTGTTGATGATAATGGCATTGTATGGAATCACCCAGAATATGCGGTTAACGCAGACGGCAGTGGTGGCTCAAGAGCTGTTCAATACAATTGGGGACAACATGATCCTGTTGTTAAAGGAACATCAGCAAGTAATTATTCTTACGGTGTTGGGTCTCATTCAACTCACGTAGCAGGTACAGTAGCAGGCAATACTCAAGGTTGGGCAAGAGATGCTAATATCTATAATATCTATTATCTAGCTGGCGATCTTTCAAATTATAACTTTCCGTTTGTTATGGATTATGTTCGAGAGTTTCACAGAACCAAATCTGTAAATATATCAACTGGAAGAAAAAATCCCACAGTGACCAATAACAGTTGGGGTATGAGTATATTTCCCAGCGAATGGGAATTCAGTGACATTACTGCTGTAACCTACCGAGGTACTAGATTCACTCCAACATCTGGAGGAACCACGTTTGCTGGAGAAAGCGGTGTGTTTACCGCAAGTACAAAACTGGCCGATCTAGTAGGTTTAGCCAACGCCGGTAATCGAATTGTGACTGCGGGATCAACCATTGATCCCAGTACTAGATTAGTGTCAAAACCAAGTTCGTGGACACAAGACGGCGGGCAAACATATTTAGAATACGTTAACAGCAGTAACCCAGATCCGTTATATACCGTAACTGTCCAAGGACCTTGTCTTGTAGAAGTAAGAAACAATATAGCATCTGGCGGATTTAATGGAACAACCACATTGACTGTTGGCGTTGAAATTTTACAAGGTGCTACATCTATAGCTAATTTTAGTCAAGGACCAACGTCAGGCGGCGACGTAGAATTAATCATTGACGAGATTGTAACCTTGCCTAACAATGCTGTCTATACCATTAATTATACCTCAACTTTAAATAACACCACTGTAGAAAATCCAATAACAGCAGTTAATATGTCTACTAGTATAACTGTAATTGGTGGCAATGCCAGTGCTACAGTAACACCAATAGCAAACACGTTTGGATCAACTGTTGGGCTAACAGCAGCAACCAATCCTACATTCGGCAATAATGACGACGGTTATTGGCAGTTGCCATTGCCATTTTCTATAACTTATTGCGGAGCCATTTACAACGAGATATATGTTGGTACTAATTTCTATCTAACTTTTGGCGGCGGATCTAATGTATATAGTGGGATAGGACCAGGAACCCCAGGGTATCCCAAGATAATGTTAACCGCCGATGATAATTCAGTACAACGCATTTACTACGGTATATCTGGAGTAAGCCCTGATCGAACATTCCGTGTAAGAATTGAAGGTACAAACGGAATAGGAGGAACTCTAGGAAGTCCTAATATGCTAGCAGAATATACCTTTTATGAAAACGCAGCTGACAGAATTGACTTACAAGTAGGCGTCAACGCACAAGGATCGGTCACCGGAACGTTTAGCAGCACACAACTTAATGCGTGGGGATTTATTGCTGGTCAACGTATTCCAGTTCGAGTAGCGGCGCTTGATGCGGATATAGAAAATGCTCAAGAAGAAGGAATACTTTATGTAGGCGCAGCAGGGAACGGTCGATGGAAACACGATTTACCAGGCGGAATCGATTGGGATAATACTTTTGAAATGAATGACAGATATCCCGGGCAAGTTTATTATTATATGAGAGGAACTAGCCCAACTGCCAACGACAGCATTGCTGCTGGCGGAACTTTTAATCTTAATACCATTTGTGTAGGCGCTGTTGATGTTACAGCAGTAGAAACTCAATCAACTTTTTCAGACACCGGTCCAGGTGTAGATCTTCATGCTCCTGGTACTGCTATCATAAGCGCATTGCCTAGTGGAACTACTGATCCAAGAAGTGGGTCATACTATCTAGGCAAGTACAGTGGAACATCAATGGCTAGTCCACAGGTTTGCGGCGTACTGGCGTGTGCTTTAGAAATTTACCCAAATATGACTCCAGCCCAGGCTAAAAACTATATTCTGGGTTACGCTAAAAAGAACCAACTTACTAACAATGGCGGTGGGCCAACTGATACTACAGATCTTCAGGGCAGTGCTAATCTGTATCTATACTATCCACAAGAACGCCCAACAACCGGTAATGTGTTTCCTAAGAAAAATTACCAGTTTAGACCAACTACGGGCAATGTATACCCCCGTCCAAAAATAAGGGCTAAAGGATAATGACACAGTTGATAAATATTGGATATAGGGTAAAAGCATGGCGTTAAACGAAAATTTATTACCAAATTTGGGAAACCTAGTTAACGATGGTCTAGGCGACGATCTACGAACTTCTTTTACAAAAGTTAACAATTTATTTAGAAATTTGTATAACGAATTAGGTGTTGTAGGAAAAAACATCGGTGACGGTACAGAAGTCTTTAAACAACGTGTATTAGCCGAACTAGAATTTAGAACTATAAAAGCAGGTAGCAACGTTACAGTTGTACAAAACGACAACGACATTGAAATTAGTTCGCCGTTACAGAATAGTTTTAGTCAAATTGTTACATCTAACGGAAACGTTGTTGCTACTAGTCCAACAACAGTACTGACGCTACAAGGCAGTGATAACATCACTGTAACTAGATCAGGAACTACAATTACCCTTGAAGCTGCGCCAATTAATACGCTGACTTCAAATTTAGAATTAAATGGTTTTGATATTGTTGATACTGGCAATATCAATATCAACGGAACTATAACCGCTAACAATTATCAAGGTAATATTAGCGGCTACAGCGGAGAAAGTATTGCTCAAGCAGTTTTTGATATTGACTTTGGAAGTATATCAGGAAATTACTCAAGTGCTTTGCAATTATTATTTGCTAACACAGATTTTGACTTTGGCACAATTAACACCCCAAGCGAAACTGAATTCGATCTAGGTACAATATAACGGAGAAATAGAATGGCTCTAAGATTAAGAAGAGGAACCGCAGCAGAATTAGCTGCTTATACACCACAAGAGGGAGAACTGATTTATGTAACAGATCAGGCAGCTCTTTATGTCGGTGATGGCAGTAGTACGCTAGGCGGAAAACTACTAGCTAGTGGTAGCGAAATACTAGAAGATCTAGATCTTAACGGTCAAGATATTGTTGGTACTGGTAATATTAACATTAACGGTAACATACACGCTTCCGGAAGTATTACTGCTGACGGCAGTCTAACACTAGGTGACGCAAATACAGACAATGTTACATTTGCTGCTGATATTGCGTCAAGTTTAATTCCAGACAACGACAACGCTTTTAACCTAGGCACTGGCGCTAAACGTTGGGGCGTTATATATTCAAATGTCATCGAAGCCACACAAGTCAATGCTAACACTACAGGATTCCACGAAGGTGATGTTCAAGGCTCAGTATTTGCTGACAATTCCGTTCAATTGCTTGATGGTATTAACGCTAAAGTTGTAGGACCTGTAGAAACTACAACAGTAGCTGCTTCATCTGGTATTACTGGCGATCTTGTAGGTAATGTTACAGGCAATGTCACAGGCGACGTATCAGGTAATGTTGCAGGAGCAGTCACTGGAGAATTTGTTGGACTATTAAAATCATCAGCTGGCATTGTTATAGGCGACACTGGATCAGGAAGTGGCGGCGGGTTTATTGGTAATTTTTACGGCGACCTTCAAGGTAGCGTATACCCCGACGATTCATCTCTTGGCGGTGTAGCACTTATCGATGGCACTAACGGAACATTTTATCTCAACGGAACTGTTAACTCTCACGCAGCAGGAAAAACTAACAACACATGGGATTTAGGCACTGACCAATTAAGATGGAGAAGAATGTATGTTAATGACTATATTCAATTCGGTGGCGATCCATACACAACGTTAGGCCTAACTCAAACAATTAAAGTTGTTAGCAACAAAATAGCAGTTAAAAACGTAATAACAAGTCGTGTTCCTGTGTCAACAACATTAGATGGTCCGATACCAGGACCGGCATCTAGAACTACAATTTCTCTTAACGACATACGAGGAATTCGTCCAGGCGCCATATTCAGTTTACCAGGCGTTACTGAACGTGAAGTAGCATCAGTTACTCCGGGAGTAGGCAACGCTGGAACTGTTACAACTGTTACAGATTTTGAAGTTTCTTCAGGGTCAACTAGCGATGGCGATAGTATTACATTCTTTAATCCTCCAGAAAACAGTGCTATCTACAAATACGCAGCACCAGCATCTTCAGTAGGTGTAAAAGGTGATATCGAAGGTATGATGTATGCTGACAGTACATATCTATACGTTTGTAGAGAAGATTGGGACGGAACAACTAACATTTGGATTAGAATCACACACGGTTCAACCTCTTGGTAAGGAATTATGAATGTCACTAACATGGGTCACACCTGCCGGGTCGCTAGGGTCAATTAACGAACGAGATATACAAAATATATCTCTGTCAGCAACATCAACAGCAGGTCCAATAGTTTATTCTCTACAAGCAGGTAGTCTTCCTCGTGGTCTTCGATTTGAAAATAACTTTATTAAGGGAACACCTTTAGAAGTAAAAAAACAAACAATATCAAGATTTGTAGTTAGAGCGTTTGATGGTGTTGAAAAGAAAGATCGCACTTTTAGTATCACAGTTGAAGGCAGCGATAATCCATCTTGGGCTACCAAAGAAGGACTGTTACCAGTAGGACCAAATTCAACATATTTTGTACTCGATAACGACAAAGTAGATTTTCAACTTATTGCTTTAGACCCAGATATTCCAGCAGGCGATAAAATTGATTACTATATTCCATACAACGGCGGCGAACTTCCTTCAGGACTAACGCTGTCAAAAACTGGAAGAATCTCAGGATTTACAGATCCTATATTTGCCTTAGATTATAAAATCTACAGTGGCAACTTTGATTTAAATTTATTCGATGCTGCGCCATACGACCTAGGCGCAAGACCTGTTAACGGATTTGATAGTTTTACCTTTGACGATCGAGTGTTTGACTATTTTGACGAAAATAATTTTCCAAGAAGATTAACAAGGTATTATCAATTTACAGTTGTTGCGTCAGACGGTATCAACGAAACTCGTAGAACATTTCAAATTTATGTTGTCAGCGAAGATTTTCTTAGATCAGACAACACAATAATGCAAGTAGGCACTGGAATATTCCGTGCTGACAACACCTATATAAGAAACCCAATCTGGATCACTGAACCAAATCTTGGTCTAAGACGTGCGAATAATTATGTTACTTTATATCTAGAAGTGTTTGACCCTCCGTCATTGCCAGGATATATTTCTTACAAAGTTGAAACTATAAATCCAGAATTCAAAGGAGTTACTACTAGACTGGCCAGAGACAACGATTCTTTTATAGAACTTGTTATATTGGCAGATGCTAAAGGTGAGTATGGCGTTCCTAGAAAAAATCAAAAATTTGCTATAGCAAATGTATATGATTTCACAGACAGTACCCTTGGAACATACACTATTACCGAAGTAGAAAAACTCAATCCTACATCAGACATAAAAAGCAATCACAGATATAGAATATTCACTGACCCAAATATTACTGCTAGAATTGCGTTAAATTCTGAAATAATTTTTGGAAGCCCAAGCAATGTACCACCAGGATTAGAAATAGATACCATCACCGGTGAGATGGTTGGCACACTTCCTTATCAGCCTAGAATTACAAAAAATTATACATTTACTGTAACAGCTACAGCAAACTATACCAGCGGAGCTAGAGCATCAACACCACGAACGTTTACTCTTAGTGTCATAGGCGAAATTGAAAGTGGTGTTGAATGGATCAGTGATAGACTACTGGGCAGCATATCTCCAAACAAAGATAGTCAATTATACGTTGAGGCTGTGTCTAAACTAAGAGGCGGTCTTGTTTTATATTCGTTAATTTCAGGTAAGTTACCACCCGGATTAAAATTATTATCTACCGGAGAAATTATTGGTAAAGTAAATCAAATTGGTTCCGAATCGGCTGTAGGGCTAACAAGATTTTTCAATTGGGACGGAAGTTCGCCTAAAGATTTTAATGTTACGTTTGACAGCTCATTAACAACGTTTGATAAAAATTATACGTTTGTCATTGGTGCTAAAGATATTTTTAACTATA